AGATTACCCTTTAACTGATTAATTTTCTTTAATACTTCTTCTTTATAATATTGTAAGTTACCTGTTGGTTGTCCACTAATAATAGTATCATATCGTAATCCCACATACTGAGCATTTAACTCTAATGTATAATGAATCACGGTCATACCTTTTTTAACTGCATGTGCACCGATTGCCTGTAGTGTCCACGATTTACCAATACCAGCAGGTGCAACTACAACTCCAAGTTCACCACCTGCCAATCCACCATCCATTAAATCATTAATACTATCCCATTGAGTTGGTAATGTCTCTCTTGTTTGTTGTGTCATTCTTTCTTCAAAACCTGTAATGTATTCATGTCCGATATCTCTTTCAACACCTGCAGTCATTGCATTATCTATAACACTTTTTATCTCATCATATTTTTGACTATCAAGTAATTCAACTGATTCCATAATGGCACTTTTTATAACTTGATTCTTACAAAACTCAAGAGATTTCTCTTTGACAAATTCTAAGTCTGGGTCTTCTCTATGTTGCCATGCATTCCTCAACGAATCAACTATACTCGTTTTTAATACATCATTCTCTACATCATCAATCACCACTTTTAATGCTTCCATTGTTGGTGGTGTTTTGTATTTTTTAAAATAATCAACGATTGATTTTACAAGAAATTTGTTTGAATCAGAATCAAAATAACTAACCTCTAAAATGTCACCAATAGTTTTAATAAACTTAGTATCAACTATTAAAGAAGTAATAATTTTACTCTGAAAAGATGTTCCATATTTAATTAAAGATTCACTCATAACCAATTATAATTATCATTTAGTTTTCGGAAAAACACGATTTATTTTATCATTATAGTTTTTTATTTCCATATAATTTCCACTTCGTGTTCCCATAAATTTTAAAATATTATTTAATTCTATTTTTGTTTTTTCTGTTACATTATCCATATTTTTTTCAAAGGTATTTATAACCTTAAACTTATCTCTCTCTTGTAAATTCTGTATACATATACCATCAGGTGCCCATGCATAATGAAATGATATATCATCAGTACTCTCAATAATACCTAAATCAAGGAATTGTTCAATTGATTCAAATATGTGATGTATGTTATATGTGGATACGGTATATTGAATTCCATAGTGAATATCATTATCTTTTAGTTTTTGTATATTACTTACAAACTTTTTATGATTAAAACCAACTCTGATATACTCACCCAAATCGTAAAGTCCATCACAAGATACTGCAATGTATATGGTTCCCTTTTCTTTAATCTTATTCCAATACTTAAATAATGATTCTTCTTGATATTTTAATGTAGATAAGTTTGTATTATAATGTAAATGTAATTTCAATTCTTTATCAGTAACAAATTTAAGTATATCCATGTGTTCAGGCATTATCAATGGTTCTCCACCTGCAAAATATATTTTATTAAGTTTATCTAAATGTCCTTTTAAATTTTGAATAAAATTATTTTTTACTTTTATTACTTTATTTGTATCTGGGGATAATCCACCCATTAACATTTCAGGTTCATACCAAGATGACGAGAAATCATGACAACATGTTCTACATTTAAAATTACATTGATTAGAAAATCTAATATCTATATACTGAAACTCTAATGGAACTTCACCATCGGTAGTTTCTGGTATTTCAAATTCATTATTCTGTGGTTCTAAAAATCCTTGTCGTGCACTTATCTCACCTCTATCTTCTGCAAGATAACAAATATCACATAACTTATTTCTTTCCCCATTTAACATATCAACACGAAGTTTTTTCATTTCTTCTGAGTTGAATACCTCATCTATTGTTTCATTATTTAAATTATGTGTGTATATAGTCTCTGCTATACAACAGGGTTTAACATGTCCTGATGGTTGTGCATATAAATGAACGAATGGTAAGGGACAAAATGTTTTACTTGTTTTACTCACTCAATGTTCCCATACATATCTTGCACTTTCTTATCATAAAATTCTTTTCTTTTTTTCTCACGATATTTTTGACGAGCCTTTGCCTTTATTTCTTCTGCATTTCTTTTATAATGTTCCATCTGCCATTTTCTTTGGGCGTCTCGTTTTTCTTTATCCGAGAAATATTTTCTTTTTCTACCCATGGGTTTTCTCCGCCATAAAATTTAATCTATTAAATGTATTTGCTAACCAACTATTTAGATTAGGTAAGGCAGTATACATTTTATCTTCAAGAAACATTTTTTGAAATTTATGTTTTATTATTCTTTGGATTGGTTGTGATGTAATATTTTGTACTTTTAATTTACTATTACCTGACATAATACCATCATCTAAATCCATCAATCTTCTATTAAGGAAAATTTTATCTCTTTCATCTACCATATTTTCACACAACTTATATTGTGTCTTTTTAGTATCAGCACTTTTTAATAAATCTTCAATTGTATATTGATGTGGTTCTCCCAACCAAGGAAACATTTTCAATAATGTTTTAATACCAGCACCTTTGATACCTGGTATACTATCTGACTTATCACCATCTAAAACTCTGAATAAAAGAAAGTTTTTTGGATGTATACCATATTCCTCTAAAACTCTCTCTTGATTATACATTAACTTTTTAGTTGGTGAGTAAACTTGAATTCTGTCATCTATTAATTGTAAGAAATCTTTATCAGTAGACATAATGGTGACTTTATCTTTAAATACATGTTTACTACAATAACCAATGACATCATCTGCCTCTATATTATCCATATTGATTATTGTTAATGGTAAACATTCAAGATATTCCACAACACGATTTAACTGATGAACCATCATTCGTTGTTCATCTTCACGAGTTAAGAAATCATGTGCACGATTTAAACGATGAGACATCTTTCGTCCCATTTTGTATTGTGGAAATATTTTTCTACGGCGGTTAGACCCACCTTTACCATCAAAAACTATAATGGTTCGTGTAGGTCTAACCATATTGATTGTGTAAGCCAATGACCTTAAAAAACCAACTATTCCACCAATGTGAACCCCATCATCATTAGTAGTTGGTATTGCTGAAAACACTCTAATAAAGGTGTTCAGTCCATCTATAAGTAAAACCGAGTCATTTGGTTTTCCACTATCTACTTTACCGCCAGATTTTTTAATCTCTTCAAGTATTGAAAGATATCTCTGCTTAGTCACCGAGAACCTCATCTGTAAATTCTACATCATCAATACCAAGTTTTTCCTTGTATTGTAATATAACCTTTTCACAAATGAGATTGTATATGTATTCTCGTAACTCTTCATTCTTAGAAATTAACTCTTCCCAATCTTTTGATTGGAATTTATGTTCTTTTCCATCTTGGTCAACAAGAGTATACCATGCACCACCAACCTTAACTAATTTATGTTCTTTAAGAACGGTCAACCATGCACCATAATTATCAATACCTCTATCAAAATACATGTCATAATCTGCATGTCTCAAAGGTGGGCCTAAACGATTCTTAATAATCTGTGCTCTACACTTCATACCAAGAACATTCTTTGCACTATCTTTGATTTGCCCCATATTCTTTAAACGAATACGAGTTGATGAATGAAATGGTAATGCCTTTCCACCACTTGTTGTCCAAGGGTCTCCAAACATTACTCCAAGTTTTTGTCTTAATTGATTTGTAAATACGAGAGCTATTTTTTCTCTACCGATGAGTTGAGTGATTTTTCTCATTGCCTTTGATATAATGATTGCCTTGGCTGTTGCCCAACCATCTTTATCAAAATCTGCCTCTAACTCTACTTTAGTAGATGCGGCTGCAAGTGAATCAACCAAGATAGTTACCATTCTATCTTTATCACTTTCTCTTACCTTAGTTACAATTTCTTCAATTGCCTCAAAGATATCCTCTACGGTTTCTAAGTGTAAGTATAACATTTTATTTAAGTCTAAACCAATCACTTCCATAAACTCTTGTGAAACTGAAGTCTCAGTATCTATATAAACTGCTACTCCACCTTTCTTTTGAGTTTCTGCAAGAATGTGTGCACCAAGTAGTGATTTACCACTTGATTCTAATCCATTGATTTCTGTAATTCTACCAACTGCGATTCCACCATTTGGACGATTTGAAATCGCCAAGTCTAACATACTACTACCTGTAGAAATAAACTCTTTTATGTCTGTAGGTGTAGTGTCACTCCCATCCAAAAAGTATGCAACTTTAGTATCTTTAAACTTCTTGTTTAGACTATTTGCCAAAGTGTCGGCCAATACATCATTTACTGACATTCATTTCTCCTATCATTAATAATGGGAGCCAATATATGACTCCCATATATTGTTATTGTTTATGAATTAAATAATTCATCAAAAGCTTCTGAAGTGTCTTTCACTTTGGAAGACTCTAAATCAGCACTTGTTACGGTATCTTTTTCTTCATTATCATTTGATTCTGTATCGTCTTCTTCTGATGGATTTAACCATTCATTCAATACACCTGATAAATCATCATAAGATAACTCTTGATAAATTTCACGAATGTCTTGTTGTTCTTTGACCTTTTCCAAAATTTCAGGTTCATCTGAAATTGGTGTTTGATTAGGTTTTACTCTAATCTTTGTTGTAGGGAAACTCGCTCCAGTTTCCTCTGCAGATATGAACTCAACAACAACATCACGACCATTAACTGGGTCTGTTATGTCACCATAATCAGGGTCAGCAATTACTGAAAGAAGTTCTTGGTATACGGTTTTACCGAATCCCCAAAACTTTACTCCTGCCTTTTCCTCACCTCTAACGATGACTGGTGCAAAAGTTCTCATTTTTGCCTCTAATTTACGAGCCAATTGATAATCTTCTTTATTACCACTTCCACGAAGTTTCTGTGCAAACTCTTCAATCGGGTCTGGTCTACCAAAGGATATTGGTGAAAGATATGAACGATTGTTAAGATTGTAGTGGAAAAATAACTCAATAAAAGGATTGTCTTTATTGAATGAATAAGGTACGATTCTTATTTGAGTTTTACCTGGTTGTGGTTTCCAAAGACTTGATGTTCTGTTGTTTGTAGTTTGAAGTTGTGATAACCTCTTACGAATAGCATTTAAGTCCATTATTTATCTCCTATTAATTTATATTCATTGTTCAATTTATAATCAAGTGTAACCTTGATACATTAATAAGTATAAGATATATTTGTAAAAAACGGATTTATTTTTATTTTTCGCAAAAAAAATGGTCATCTTGTTTTTAAGTTTGTAAATAAGGTGGAAACTAAAAATCGTGTGACCATTTTTTTTAAATCTATGAAATTTTTTGGGAATGTGGGATTAACGATTACCCACAACTTAAAGCTTGGATTTTTTCTACCTTGAACCTAACACCCATCAGTTACGATGATTCTCCTCAGGATGGTTAATCCCATTGAAGTGGTTACAACACCTGTGTCATTACTTTATCTCTCCAAGTTTAGATTGATTCAGTCATAAAGTGGGATTTCAGTATTACCCTTACCCACAACAAGGTCAATAGAATCGTTTCTATTGTTTTTTCTTCAAGTACATTAGATGATTGATGTCTCAACTACTCCACCATTCGGCCTTGTAGGTTCACCACGAACTCATCTTGGATTACCTTATGGGCTTCTAAAGGATACCCATTATTCGGTCAATTCCATACAGAGTTAATTACTCTCTATACTTTTCCAAAATTTCAAATTGTCAAAAAACTAATTTACTTAAGACCAATTAAGTAAGTTATATTTATATATATATACGAAAAATCTCAAACCGTATTTTTTTTTATTTTTTTTTTAATTTTTTATTTTAACCACTCATTTACATCAATAATTGAGTGTATTTTAGTAGGTATTTTTGTTAGACCACTCTCATTTGTTAATAAAAGTGTATTTTGAAACTCATTCCAATCAACTATATATTTTTTATCTAAAATTCCATTATTCTTTGAACGAATAACTTCATTTAATGCATTGATTGTATAGAGTGTATTAGATTGTTTCTTTCTATGAAGTGATATAGTATCTATTGTTGGTTCTTGAAAGTCTTCATTGAATTCAACATTGTATGTGCATAACAATTGATTTGGGTCATTAACATCTGTAAAGACATAAATCTTATCATATAAAATTTTATTACATGAAACTATAATATCAATAGTCTCATTGAGTTTCTCTTGTTTAGTGAATGTGCATAGTAATTGAGTCTTCATTATCTTTTACCCTTTTTTTCAAAACATTCTTTCATATCTTTAGACCAATTATATACGGTTTGTAATTTACCTGTCTTACCAGTTTTGGTTCTCATTACCTTTTGACCAATTTCAATTCTTTTACCACCTGAAGTTATCGCATATACAATTTGTTTACCACCTGTTGTTTTTCCTTTTTGTGTTCCACTAACACCCTTTTGGTCTTCTATATCACCAACCTCAAATCTCTTTATAAAATCATTTTTATTTTTAACATCACCACCCATACATTCAATTAGTGTTTCACCATCAACTGAAAGTCCACCATGATTAGTTTCAAACATACCCGGGTATTTGTGAACTCCTACTTCTGAATTAGGATTAACTGCCTCTAAATGGAATTGTTTCCATACGGTTCCACCCTCTAAAAATGTTCCCAATCCTACATCTTCACCATCAACATCTATTTTTATTTCATCATTATTTTTAATGAAATCTCTTTGTGCCTGTAATGTTCTATTTCTAATATCTTCTAATTGAGAAAATATATCAGGTGCACCCTTTTCAATAAATCTTGAATTTAATCTTTCCATCAATGTTACTTGGTCTGCAGTAGGTTCTTCTTCTTTATTTTCATCGGCCATAAACTTTAAAAATGCTTCAAGAGCTTGTTCTTCTGATGGATTGTTTGGGTCAGCACCTTCTGGTAAATATTTTACTAAATTACTATTAATCTTACCAGTTTTTTTACTTACAACTGATTTCCATTTAGAAGATGTTTTGTTCTTATCTTCACTACCATCAAGATTCTCATCATTCATAATACTCTTGAGTGCATCTTTTGGTTTTACATTTTTTAGGAAGTAATTACCTGGACCTGTAACAACTTCTTTTAATTCTTTTTCAGTTTCGTTAAGTGTATCTACTAATTCTCTATTTTCACCTTTGATTGCCTGTCCTTGTTCTTCTGTTATTTTACCATCTTCAACTAACTTATCAATATTTTTTTCATTTGCTTCTGCTTCTGCCTTTGCACTTGATTGTGCAACAAGGGCTTCAGTACTATCTTTATCAGAATGGAATAACATTATCACTTTATTTGAATCTTTATCAAATACTAATGTGGCGGTATCTGATGGATTATCTCCACCACCACCTGACCTAATTAATTGTTCGGCTTCTTCTTGTGATATCTCTGTACCATCTGGCCCAATAACTTGTTTACCCTTTATATCATTAACCATTGCATCAAATGATGATGAATGTCCATAATAATTTTCTATCTTTGAGTTTTTAAATCCGTTCTTTTTTGCAACTTCTTGAGCTTTCTTATGTTTTCTTTTTCCACTTCTTACTGCTAAAATTAATTTACTATGTAAACCTTTGTTCTTACCCTCAGGTATATCTCCAACCTTTAAACCACCTGCAATTGTATTACTCATATTTCCAATTTTAGATTTAGTGGTTGCTGTAAATAATGGTTTGTCACCAAATCTCTTATATAATATATCAATAAGTTCTTCTTCACTTAAGTTTGGATTTTCTTCTAACATCTGTGCAACTTCACCAGATACAACTTCATTTAATAATGAACCCGCATTACCTGGTGCGGGTTTAAATATAATATTTCCATCTTTATCTGTTACTTCTTTAAATCCATATTCAAGTGCTTGATTTTTTACTTCACTATCTCCACCTCTATCTATTGTATTTGACATAGATACTTTTGAATCTCCACTATCATCTGTGGATTTTTCAGATTGTTTTTCAATATCATCATCAGATACACCTTGGTCACCTAACCAACTTTTTGCTACATTATATGCATTTCGGTCTGATTTCTTTTTACCTAATAATGTTGAAACTTGATTTAAGTTACCAGTTGTTGGATTCTTTAATTTGTGTTTCAACAACTTATCATCAATTTCTACTAAGTTATCTTTATTAGATTCAGTAAGATTCTGTATAAGTTCTACGCGTGCTTCTATCGGCCAGTTAAACTCTTTCAATACATCCCATAACTTAATAAGATGTTGTTCATTGTTTAAATTTGGAATCCCATCCTTAACACGATAGGATAGTTCGGTTAATATTTTCTTAAGATTAGTTTTCATTGTGCCGTTGGAACATTTTTTGGTTCTTTCTCATCACTACCAGAATCAACTATTATCGTTAGACCATCTTTTTCTAAACTCTTATCTTTCTTCAATTGAAACAACTCATCTTTTGTTATATGTATTATGGTTGGTTTATTGAAATCAATTTTCTTTACAACAGGATTACTTAAACCTTCGTCTTTTTCGTTGATAAGTTTTGATAGTTTAATCATTTAAATCTCTCCGTTATATCTTTCATCTCGTGGTAATTATTACCCATTGAAACTTTTGTTGGATACTTACCATCTTGTTCAAGTATCTCTTTTACATTCTTTAAGTAATCTAAACCATCTGATATATCAAAGTCAAACAAAAAAGCATCATAATTATAAAGTATTAGTTTACTTTTATCATCTTCAATTTCAAATAAAAGGTCTTCTAATACACTAACATTATGTTCTGTTTCCATCAACTGAATCATATAATTAAATAATTTATTAGGATTCATATCAGATAGATTATTTCTACTTATTATTCTATTATAAATATCAGATTTTATGATTTTATCCCTTTTCCACACATTCCAAAGGTCTTGTATATACTCATCTACCTTACTAAAAAATGGATTATCTTTCATTTCATTAGTAATTCCACCATATAAATACTTAAATGTTAATTGTTTACCCTCATCATAACTTAATCCATATGTATCTGCCAAGTGTTGATGAACACTACCTTGTGGAAATTCATAATCTATTTTATCTCCAATCAATCGTGGATGATAGGCATCATAATCAAATTCAACCAACACACCATTCTTAAATCTACTAATAAATTGTTTTCTACTACCATCTTTTTTATTTAGTGCCGCAAAGTTCATACCACCAAAACGATTACTTGGACGACCTGTTGATGTGTAAGGATTATACTCACTAAAAACCATACCTTTTGTGGTTTGTATTCCATTCTTTTCTACATTAGATAAAACTTCTAAGATTGTTTGGTCATAAAAATTTACATCTTCCATGTAACTCAATAAGTCTTTTCCTACTCGTTCAAGATATTCTGCATGTTTTACTAATGGTATAACATCATTGATATTTTCTTTATCATAATGTGTTCTATAATACCAATGATGTGCTGATGTTAAATGTTTATCCATATCATATGGTTCATTTGTCTTCATATAATGACACCAATTCATATCCACTAATCCAAACCATCCATCATATTTAACCATTGAATTATGTAGGAATGATTTCATATCATTCACACATATTTTACTATTGTCTACATCAATTTTTTCTATGGTTCCAAATCTCTCATTATGATTTACAGGCACAATATATCCCTCTGTCATTGTTTGTATATAAAAACAAGACACACGATTTTGTTTAGGATGTTTATTTACATCCGATAACATTTGTAGATATACGAAGTGTTGTACCCTCATCCTCTTTTGAAGATGAGACCACTTCTCTTTAGAATTTACTATAACCATTTAACCCAACTTATATTTTACATAAGTAACTATTTGTTCTGCAATGTTTGTTTTACAATATTTATCCATTCCTTCAAATCCTGGTGATGAATTTACTTCACATATTTTATAACCACCATTATCAAATAATAAATCAACACCCGCAACATCTAAATTTAATAACCTCGCACACTCACCACCTAACCATTCTATCTCTTCTGTAATTTGATAAGGAATACCCTCACCACCTCTTGTGATGTTAGCTCTGAAATCATCATCGGTGGATTGTCTCATCATACAACCCACTACTTTACCATTCAAAACAAATACTCTTAAATCTTTTCCATAACTATCTTTTATATATTCTTGTATAATGATATCATAATTTTCATTTGTTATTTCTGCCATTTTTATCAGTTGTTTTAATTGTTTTCTTGTCTCTGCCATAAAAACACCTGCACCAAATGACCCACTTAATGTTTTAATAATTGCTGGATAACCTATATTACTTTCCACAAACTCAACATCAATAGGATGTTTAACCAATAATGTTTTTGGAACTGGTAGATTTGATTGTCCGAGAATTTGTTGTGTATATAACTTATCTTTAACTGCATCTATTGAATTACTTCCATTAATAAGTATCACTCCCATTCTCTCTAAATGACGAATAATTGCCTTAATAAAGTAAGTTGTTCCACTACCTGTTCTCGGTAATACAAAGTCAGGTAATTTTCTTGGTTTTCCACTAACTCTAATACTCTTTCTATCATCTCTATCTACAAAGATATCTACATCTTGTGGATTAACTACACGAATAGAAATATCTTGTTTCTCAAATTCTTCAACTAATCTCTGAATTTCATAAGACTCTTCAATATCTTTTTTATATAATATCCAACCACTCATCAATCTAAATAAATTTCACTCCATAATTTTGTTGTTTCAGGAAATACATCTAACATTATTTCTTTCATTGCTTTTGCATATTCTTGTATTTCTACTTGTGATGTTGACTCATCTCTTAATTCAATAAAATTCATAATACTTTGAAATGATGCAGTCCACCACACTTTTGTATAAACCGTAAGTGGTAAGATACTACGGGCTTGTTCTTTTGCCATACCATTTCTTAACATCTCTTTATATGCAGAGATAGAATTTTGTTGAGAAATAGTCCATAATTGTTTCATCTCTTTTTGATTATCCACTAATCCATCACTTGCCTGTTTATTATCATCACTTTGTTTTCTGAATTCTGATGGCATATAGAACTCATCATATGGAACATATCTTCCACTAATCTCATTCCATGCATGGTCTTTAGTAGGATGATTACTTGTGGTTTCAATACCCACAACATGTTTATACCATTGTCTCATCACAAACTCTGGTGCCTTTATAATAAACATACAATGTTGGTGTCTGAATGGTGAGAAGTGTTTGTGTTTAATTAAGAACTTAGATAACTTTCTATCTTTCTCTTCAAATGTTTCACTCCTACCACCAAATGATACTCTTGCGGCATTAACTGGTGTTAAGTCATCACCAAGTGTATCTACTAATTCTATATATCCTTTATCTAATACATTCACTTGAGTTTTCATATAATTTTCTCCTAATTTCAGTTGCAGATATTTTTTTTATATTTTCAGGTGGTTTATGTTCAATAATATCATAACCAACACCTCTTCCATAATTAACAGATTCAATATCAGGAATTATCATTACCTTAACTTTACCCTCATCTATAAACTCTTTTAATTCTATTTGTAAATTATCATATACTTCTTCACAAGTATAAGGATTATTCTCATCAGGTAACATATCACGAATACATATCAAAACATTTTTACCTTTTTTTAATCGTTGGTCAATTAACCATTGATGACCATCATGCCAAGGTTGCCATCTACCTATAAACATTGAGTATTTCATCAATACACTCCTCTATTGGTTTGTCTGTATTTATTTCTGTAAAGTTTTCTAAGGGTGGTTCAAAATTATCAACATGATATTCTTCCCTAAGTGGTCGTGTTGAATTAAGATAAAATATATCTCCAAATCTTAAATCACGATAAGGTGAGACTAATGATACCAATACACAATAACCTTTGTTTTCCATAACTTTTGCCATATTAATAGCAAACTGAATATTTTTTCTACGACCTTTTTCTGAATAATCTTTATTATCTAAGATATCTCTTAAATCATCACCATCAATTTGAAATGTTTTTTCACAATATCCCATTGAAATAAGAACCTCTGAAAGTTCATTACACAATGTTGTTTTACCACTACCTGGTTGTCCTGTAAACCATAGAATCATTATAACCTCATTTATTTATTAATAAATATATACAACTAAGTTCAAAATAAAAAATATTTTATGATTTGTATTTATCCAACATATCTATGTCCAGTAGATGTGATGGTAGTTTTACCAACCTTTTGAACTTCTTCTGCATTATCCTCAAATTCTTTAGCAGGATTAGTAATACTACCTGCACCACCACCCCAATAGCTTGTATTTTTACGATTTGAATTATTAGATGCCTTAGTTTTCCCTCTAAGTTTTTCTGCTAAATCATCATAGGCCTCATCAAGGTCAGAAAATCCATCATAATTTTTAATAAGTTTTTGTAAATCATCATCACTTGCTTCACCACCTCTAATTTCTCTTAATTTTTCACCATTAATTTGCATTACTGCCTCAATTTTTGTAAACCAACCACTTGGTGTAACATCATGTCCAATTTTTGTTATCATGAAATGTGTACATTGACGATAAACTTCTGGTAAATAATCCACTACAAATAAATTACCTATTCGTAGACCACCTAATCCATCTATTGTTAAACTTAATCTTATTGGTATTGGAATTACTGCTTTATAAAATTTACCTGCATTAAAAGTACCTTGTGCCTCATTAATTAAAAAATTATGAATTTTTTCAAAATATTCATCCATTTCACCACTTTTAGTATAAACCTTACTTAAATCACTTTCTGGCCAAAATAAATATTTACCCTCTTCTTTTAATTCGTCTGCAATTTCATCTACTGATTTATTTCCATATTCCTCATTTGCTTTTTGAAGTCTTTTTATTTTTTTACTTGTAGATTTATCAACATCATCCACACTACTAAAATCAAAACCAAAATATGAATTAGCCGCTAATGGTTTTGGATGTGCAACTTGTTTTCTTGTGATAGTGGAACCAGGTGTAAGGTTTTGTTCTATTGCAAAAGTAAGTTCTTTCATAACCTCATCAGGTGTTGACTTCTTATGTGGTGTTGATTGTCCACTACTATTAAATAACATTCCAAGTGCACGAACACCCAAATCATCCATACCTTGTGGTGGACTACCACCACTAAGTTCAATGTCTGCCTGTGAACCATAAACTGCTTGAGTTGCCATTTGTGAATTCATTTTTACATCCAGACTAAAATCTTTTACAATAGAGTTATCACTATAGATTGGCATTAAAAACATTCGTTGTGGGTCTTTTTTAGTTCCATTATAAGTTAAATAATCATTTATATTTTTAGTAGAATTACTAACTAAATCTTTATAATTAGTATAGTAGTCCAAATTAGTAGCAACACCACTTGAACCAAAATATTCTACCATACCTATTCTTCCAGTATCCATATCATCATTAACCACATCAAAAGCCCAAAAATTACCATAAAGTGAAGAAACTGCACCCCAAAAACTTTTTAATCCTTGTTCTATACTTGTGATACCTTTAAAATGTTGTTGTAAAAATTGAACAGGAAATACCATATTTCTAATCACACCCACATTTGACATAGCTGGATTTGGATTTTTATCAAATGGAGTACCTGTTAATTCTTTAATTTCAAATCGTGGAAATTTTGAATCAATAAGTTGAAATAATTTAACTATTTCTTCTTGACCTGATGCCTTCTTTGGAAATTTATTATTACCTGGTAAAATACATGTTGTTAATCCATGTGAAACTAAATATGGATGTGAATTACATGTATTATTTTCCTCAGTTAATTTACCATCGTTTTCAATTAATGTAGTGCTTCTAATTGAAGTTCTGAACTTCTCATCAATCGTTCCATCAACTAATGAATTACCTGGAACTTGTTTACTCATAAAAGAAAAATAAGTATTTAATACAACATCTTCAAACCATCCCCAAGTTACATAATCTCTCTGTGGTCTTTCACCCCACCTAAACCAATCAATATTTGGCCAATCAACAATATGTAATGCACCATTTCTGTATTGATAACTTCCTTTTCCACCAAAGTAAGGCGTTGGTTTTGAACTACCTACTTTACAATATTCTTTAACAACATCATCTAAATTTTCTATTACAGATTCAAATGCAGTAAAATTTTTCATAAATCTATTTGTTGTTTCTTCTGATACTTCTTCTTTTGATTCTGCAATTCTACCTATGATATCATCAGGCCCACCTTTTTGTATATGTTGACCTAAAACATTTATACCTTGTGATGCAATTGTAAAACTACATTCATATACACCAGAATTATTAATATTAAATGAAAAATCAACTATAACACCTAACATTCCATGATAATTACCTTTAGAAGTCTCATTAATTTTAGTTAATCTTGATTGTAGATTAACAAAGGAACTAAAATCTGTCTTCTCATAAGAGACTCCTGTATCCATTTCTTCTGTTGAATAACCAAATTCTAAAAATATTAAATTACCATGTCTTAAAAATCCCTCTTGTAAAATATCAAATTCTCTTGGATTAGGAATTTGAAAACTTACGGTAGCCTTATTCATAAAAAAGTTTTTAGTATCAACACTAATATTAGTAATACCCGATGCACCTCTGAATATTTCACTTCTATCAAGTGTATAGATATTTCCCTTTTTACTTCTTGATTTTAATGGATTTTGTGTTGAGATATGTTCTTGAACAACTACACCCTCTTTATATGCAGAACTTAATCTCATTATACCTAATTCTTCTACTACCTTTTGATTATCATCCATAATATATCTTGGTGTATGACATCTTGCCCATACTCCTCTTGACATCATGGTTCCCCAAGGTGAATCATTACTATTAAAATCTTTAGTTTCAAGTATATTATTAACTTTACTTCTTGAAATGCGTTGCATTTTACTCAAAAGATTTTTTTGAACGAAAGGTGATATGTGGGTTCTGAATTTCATTAAATTCTATTTAGTTTATTAAGTTCACTTATTGCCTCTGATATATCGGTTGGTATATATAACTCTTGACCTATAACAGGATAAATAGTATTGGTGAATTTATTTCTTCTTGCAATAATCCAATATAAATCTACATCACCATAATATTCAAAGGCAAGTTTAGTAAGATTATCACCATATTTTGCAATAATTTTTACATCAGTATCTTGTTCTTCTATAACAGGATATTTAGTTCTACTTAAAAATTGAACTTCTGTATCTTTATCTCTTCTTATTGGTTGAAATTTATATCTTCTCATTGTTTAACCCTATTAAAATGGTATTTCGTCAATTGGTAAATCAACTGGCATATCTTCCCCATCAAATCCTACTTCTGGTAAGGGTATTTCTGGTCTTTCAGCTGATAGATGTTCTTGAGTCATTGCAACACTTGGTTTTGTTCCACCTGAACCCAACCAACTATTATAAGTCACATCGCTATCATCTACCTTTTGAGTACTTCTTTCAGGATATTTTATTGATGTCTTTTTAGGGTCATCGGTTCCAAATATACCAAATTTATCTTCACCAACTCCACTATCTTTTAACCATGGTATATCATAATGTTTACCAAGTGTTTGTGGTATTTTCTTACCAAGGTATACAAATTCAACTGAAACATCTGCAACATGTGGATACTGAACTCCATCGGAAATTTCCCATGACATTGTATTATTAATTTGAACATTTACACTACTGAAATAACCAGGTGTATTGTTGAATAAATCACCAATAGTTAAATAAACATATGGTGACACTGGTCTAACTTCTTTATCATCAGTTAAGAATTTTTTAAATGATGGTGTTGTTAAACCTTTAAGTGCATTTAACTTTTCCCAAATTATTGGAACATCATTTCTTTTTAATGCAGCAACTTTGAAAGTTAATGATATATTTCTTGTATATCCTTGATAAATATGAACTGCGTCTGGTCTACCAATATATCGTTCTTGTGCATATTCCGCACTTGAATTATCAGTAATATCTTCAATATATGCAGGGAAGATAATCCATTTACCATTTACTGCATCTCTAATTCTAAATTTAATTAAATCTGTTGGAAAATCTTTGTCATTTGTTAATTTTTTAATCTGACCAAATTGTCCTTGATATGGTACTTGTGGGTCATTATCGTAATCAATCGTTACACCTAATTGTTTAACACCAATCTGACCAAGTGAAAGCTTTCTTTGATTTCTTACCATGTTTATACCAAATGAAGAACCATCAACCTCACGACTATTATATTTCATACCACCAATTAGTTTTGCAGTTTGTTTATCTGTTTTGGTACTATCTTCTTCTGGTAATCTATCTGATTTAAATTTTTTCTCGTGAATTATATTTTCATATCTTGGTACTTGTCCTATTGGATTTGCAAATAAACTACCAAGAAACCCATCTCCTGATGGTTCATTATGTCTTGGTTCATGAAAGAGTCCTGTGGAACTTAAACTTGTTGATAATACATTAAAACTTCGTGTTTCTTTTCTTGGATTCATTTTCTGTAGAACGAATTGTTTTACATTCCATATTAATCCTTTTGGTGATAATAAAAATTTACCAATTCTTTCTGCATCAGTTATCATTCTATTAGTATAAGTAACAACTCCACCTCTAAATAATCCTTCATCAAATGCTGCATTACTTTCACCAGCACCAAAATCTCTTTCACCAATCTCTCTAATCACATATGGTTCTGTAAAAAATCTTGAACTTCCTCTTAATCCTTTATTACCATCAAATTTACCATACATCTTCTTTAAAAAATCTTTTCCTGCAATGGTATCACCAATATATTGTCCGAATGGTAATTCAATATTACTTTTTAATCCTGAAACTGCAGAAACGGTTCCAATTTGTATTTGTTGTCCTTGACCAACTTTAATTGAACCTGCATTACCTTGGTTTATACTTGTTAAATTTACATCTAACATATTTCCAAGTTTTGTTTCTGAGGCTATTGTAAAATCTGTTTCATTATGACCATCGTGTGCCAATGGTGGTTCCGAATCTCTTCTTGGCCCATGAACTCCACCGAAATTAGTATCATAATTTTTAACACCTGCATTACTAAAAATTTTTATTTCTTCATGATTTTGTGGATTATTCTTTGACCCAACTTTATCATCAAAAATACTTGAACCATCAATATATTCTGATGGGTCTTTCTCTTTTCTATCTAATGTGAATCCTGTTGCATTGTTATTATGAAAATAATCAACTGGTCCTGGCCAAGATTCTTTAAATATAGATGACTCTAAGTCATATTCTGTAACATCACCTTGTTGTCTATTTAATGTGAATCCTGTTGCATTATTATTGTGAAAATAATCAACTGGTCCTGGGAATCCATCTAACTTAATACTTGATTGTGTAAAATATTCTGTTGGGTCTTGTTCTTGTCTACCAATTGTAAATCCTGTTGCATTGATATCTTTCATAAAATTAACAGGTCCTGGCCAACCATCAAGTTGAACCGAAGACTCTACTGCATATTCTGTAGTATCACCATATACTCTATTAGGTGTAAATCCTGTTGCATTATCTTCTCCAAAATATTCACCATGTTTGGTTCCTATTTTTGAATAATCAAATGAACTTAAATCTGTTTTTAATTTATCTAATAAACTCATTACACATTTCCTGCCAATTCACTAAATCCTTGTTTCTGTTCTCTTCTTAGTGCCTGTAATTCTGAAACAATACCATTATTACCTTCTTCTTGTTTATTAACAAGTTTATCGGTTGCAAAAAGACCAAGTGCTGCTCCACCTAATGAACCAACGATACCACCGATTGCAGTTCCAATACCTGGGGCAATTGCTGTACCAATCGCGGCTCCAAGTTTTGCACCACCCCATGCACCTGCACTTGTTCCGACTCCTGTTGCAACTTGTCCCATATCACCACTCATTATTCCACCTATCATATCAGGTGCACCTGCTAACACCGCACCACCTCTTACAAATCTCATTGTACCCATTGATTTTGGTGCATTTTGTATTGCTTTTTGTACTTGGTATGCCTTACCCATTTGAGTCATGTTCATACCTCTACCCGCATTTGCCTTTCTAAATTCATTGAAATTTTTAAAGTTTTTTGGAACACCACTACCACCTGGAGTAAATGGTAAAACATCACTACCCTTTTGAGCTCTGTGA